ATTGGATAATTCTTCAAGTCTTCGGTAACATGTTGTAAAAACAAACTGCTGATTAACAATGAATCAGAGCTGATAAACTGACACTCGAACTCCTGTTTCCATTTTTGTTCACCTTGTTCGGCAATCATTTTTACTTTGAACTTCTCTCCACGTCCCGGTGGGGCATCCCAAGGTACATAGAGATGTTTAAAATCGCCAATGCCCATCTCAGCAGATCGCCATAACTCTGCAAACAATCCCTGATCTCCATTAGGTGTGCTTGTGATGATCGCTGATCCACCCGTTGATAGTGTTGGTGAAATAGATGCCCAGAAGGTTTTCTGAATTCTTTGGTTTAAAAACGCGAGTTCATCGCACTGTTTATTTATACAGTAGTTTACTATAACAGTATGTGATTCTGTGTTATAGATTTCATACGTATCTTTCAGTACTACTTTGTCGATTGCAGTTATCTTTCTACATTTACCTTCAGTAGAATCTATAACGTCGCCGACCTTCAGTTTCTTGGTTGATACCTTTCTACCACCTATGAAAAATTTGTGGTTAAGAGTTGCAGTAATACTATCACCGTCACCAAATGACAGCTTCCTAGATTTCTTATTAGCATCTTCATTAAAGATGACACCATTGAAATCTTCCCATCCATGTGGTGTCAAAATTTCATATTCATCATTAGTTGCTAAATGTTGTCTCATATAAGATTCGCTTCAGTAAGTATATCGAACATGACTATTTGCTCGTCATCTTCTTGCTTTCTCAGCATTATAGAAATCACTTGATCGTATTCTTTATTGCTGTGATTAATGTCGTACCCAGTGATTGTATACAACTCTTCCAATGTCATCGAACTGGTTGCCCACTTCTCTATATTGTGTTCCCAATGCAGTATTTCAAAATTTTCCCGACAAGCCATTGCGATTGGACTAACTCTGTTCTTCATTCCATCAGATATCGAATATTTATGATCAATTTGGTATGCACCTTCTGTGCCCATTCTACCAATCATGTGATTTGATTTGAGATCGTTAATGATATCTTTAGCAATGTAATCTACTAATGCCCGATATTTCAATCTTATGTCAGAAAGATGCGCAGGAAGAATATCTCCATTACTTCTCTTAGTTTCATTCCCTTTTACAATAGCTTTAGTGGCTATCTGCGAATAACCATTGCGACCATACTCATCAACATTTTCCATGTGAGTTTGTTTTGTTTTAGCACCCAATCTATCATATCCACTCAAACCATCTTCATCTATAGATGATAAAGTTATTTTGGCTTTTTCAATACCTAGTTGGTGTTTAGACAGACCGGTAGCTTCATCAATTTCATGAATACCTTTGACTATAGCATTTGATCGAGCATCGCAATGCTTTTTGATATTGGGATACATGGTATCGTATTCGTCAACTGTCATGCACAGTACACCAGTTATATATTTTTCCATGATCATACTCATGCGCTTGCCTATATGTGGACAGACAACATAGTCAACACCCTCTACCATATCATCGTTATACAAATGAGCACATTTCCTTGCATTTCTTTTTATGAATTTCTCTAATTTCATTTTAGGTGGCATGTCTGCTGCTTTTATGTCATAAGATTTCTGCTTAGGTGGATCATATACAATTGCACCATTCACAACTTTGTTGTATTTACTTGCTGATTTTATAATGTTTGGATATTTCTTATCAAATTTAGATACTGTCATACCTAGTGTACTTTCTATGTATTGTGCCGACAATCGATTTACCCGATCCCCAGTCTCAGGACAAATAATGTAGTCAATTGCAAACTTGGCATCAGATCGATGGAGTTTGTCAGACTTTACTTTTAGATGTCTTTGTTTATTTTTACTTTTAGACATCATATGAGAATCAACTACTACCTTTGGCTTTCTAATAACATCAGGAAATTTTGACTCGAACTCATCTACAGAGATTTCAAGAACATTGATTATGTAATGATCAGTAATCTTCTTCTTTCTCAGGTCAGCCATTGGACATACCACGTAATCAATACCTTCTACCATTCCGTCTTCATAGCACTTACTTCGCACCTTACGCCGTTTATCACTTTCTTTTTTGATGTACATTTCTAATTTAGTTTTCATTATCATTACTCTTTTATGTTGTATAATCGAGAGTATAATTCAACCAATGTCAATGTTTCTATGATGCCTGTCTCCTTATTGCGTACTGTTACGTGACTTGTCTCGCCTTCTAAGCAATAAAGTAATGATATAGCCATACCTCGACCAGAGTTTTCTGTAGTTGCCTGTGAGACGATCCTACAGCCATTGTCAAAGGCTAGTTCGTGCTTGTTGAATGAGTCTGCATCAACGCCCGGCTTAAGCCAGTCGGGTAAGTTCTCGTATACGCCACGTATTCGCGAAATCATTTCCATACTATTTGCATTGTGGTTGGAAACAATCAGTATAGTCTTATCGAAGTTGAACATGGCAAACCATGCTAGGTATGCTGCTGCTGTTTCTGACTTTCCTGTCTGTCTGGCTGACATAACAATGACACGATCATTATTATGATATAGATTAACCATATCCTTCTGGAAATCGTACAACTTGAAAGGTATCGCACCCTTTACAGGGTGCACGATGATCACATAGTTTTCAATGAAGTATACGGGATCAGCCATACACTTACGAAGCTCTAATGCTTGGTCGGCGGTTATCTCTACTTCAGCATTAGCCGATTTGATAAATTTGTTATTTCGAGGCATAACATATATTTAGTATCGATTTATTAACGCATTTCGATGGATGTAATGATAGTATCGTGAAACGAGTAAAGCCCTTTTTCAAGGGCTTTCTCAGGAGGTACAACAGTCGGAGATTACTACGGATTTCAATCCACATACCCACAAGGGCATGACATTGATATTTAGCCGTGACCACCAAGTGCTTGGTTAGCACCAGAGTATCCACCAAGATCTTGGCGAAAATGATCAATCGACATTGTTACAGTTACATTGACAGCGGCGGCTTCTGAATAATCCAGATCACCATAATCAACGTTCTCAAGCCAACAACCTTCACAAGTGATACGTTCAACAACTTCTTTATCACGACCACCATCAAGCATTTCTAACCTACATGCAAATTTGTATTCAGAACCTTCAGAGGCTGCGCCAAGGAATGGTCCTTCTGTACCAGTGATCCACTGTTGAATCTGAAGCTGTTGTTGAATTAGTCGCGATGCTGTGCCAGCAATATCATCTTCAATCGTAAAGTCGATAGGTTCGATTGTATGCTTACCTGCAACGAACGCCCGAGAATTAAATCGATCAAGTTGCACTTTGTCAAAATTCAATGATGGACGTTTAAAATTAGTTAACTGATGGCTAAGTGGTAAAGTGGATGATCCACCTGCCATATTGATGAATATAGCTCTCCATCGATGTTTTTGTTTAGGATGTAAAATTCCAGTCCCAATACCGGGGATTCCGAAGTCGTTGATAGTAGCCATTTTATTGTATTATCTCCATAATAAGATATCTTCTTATGGAAATATTTATCAATTATGTATGATTGTATGATTCATTTTTTAAAATATATCGATGCATGCCACAATCCCATATTCTGTACGCTTTGTTATTGGAACAATTTTCACGCTCTGTTAGCAATGGATCATATCCATCACCAAACCAAGAATTCAAATATTTCTTTCTAAACTTTCTTTTATCGTATCGATTTCCTTTATAATAATATGAATAATCAGGAAGAAGAATTTTATCAAGTTGCCATTTTGTTTCGGTGTATATTTTTCCATCACTCCATCGCAAATCAGCAAACGATATAATCTTACTCCATACATTATTTCGCTTAAAGTGTGTTACTAACTTTTGCATTCCTCCAATAACTTTGGATGACGACGCATATCGATTTAAATAAAAAACTCCATTTGCATGTTTGGTGAAGCCCATACAAGCAACAATCTGTCCGTTTAAGAAAAGACCATAGTTTATAGAACTACTACCGTCTCCTTGTATATGGTTGCGATCAAAAAACAAGGATTTTTCTTCTCGTGAAACTGTTTTTATTATTGTATTTCTTGCATATAATGTTTTACGATCATCATGACCTAGTAATAATTTCAACTTTTCTTTTATTTGAAAACTTCGTGCATTCCATTCATCCTCAAAGATCGTAATTAATCGAATTCCTTGATTTGCACATTGATCATATTTTTCCTTGTGGTAATTTTTATATTTTCCGTTAAATTCCGTATGCCAATATATACCACAGAATTCAATCGCAAGTTGGCGATCTGTAACATATATATCCAATTCTTTACCATTGAGTATACTTCTATTTGATTGTATTGCTGATGCATTTAAATCTGACACAAAATCAAAAACTTTTTGCTCCAGAAGTGATATATATCTTGAATTATAACAAAACCTACATGCATTACCTGCCTTATGGCTATCTGCGCGTTGATCAAAATATCCATGTACCGGGCAAATTATATTTTCTAACATCATATCACTACCAGCATATTCCGTATGAGAATAATCATAGAATCCATTGTGCATTTTTTGGCAATCTTCTATATATTGATTGTTAGTAATTTTTGCTAATTCTTTTTGACACTCGATGCATCCATTCTTACCCTGAAGATGATTTGCTATTGATTGAGTAAAATCACCATGTTTTTTGCATGTTATAGTAACAATAGATTTTTGATTTATGTAATCTTTATTTTTTATTTTAGAATAATCACATTCTGTCTTACTAGATTCTTTCAAATTGCGAATTAATTCATCGAAGGGTAATCGATTATTAACTGATTTTATGTCTGCCAAACATCCCTTACATCCAATCTTGCCTTGTTTATGTCCTGCTGGTATCTGTAGAAAATCTCCGTGTGTTTGACAAGTAATAAGAACTTTTGTTTGTGAGTCAACGTAATTAACTTTAGAATAATCATACCTACCTTTGTGGATTTTTTTTGAAACCTTGAAAAATTCTTCTTTGTTGCGTTCAAATTTGGCTATATCTGAACATGGTTTACATTTGTGTTTGCCTCTCGACAAATCAGATGGAGTTGGATAAAATATATGCCCACATACACGACAACATGTTTTTACTGGAGTGGTAGATCCAACATGATCTTCATCCCAATGCGAAAAATCATATAGTTTTGGATACTTAGCTTCAATAGTGGCAATGGTCTTTTTTGATGACTTTTTCATAAACTAAGTATATACTATCACTCATCATTATTATGTGACTCATTTATCACTTTAGGATCTTTGGCTTCAGCTTCACCCAATGCCTTAAGTAGATCATTGCGGTCACCCAAAAAGAAATTATTCTGAGTTGACTTACCTGCGTTATCAACTTTCTTTTCTGCTAATTTATGCTTATCCTTATTAGCTTTTTGATGTGCAGCATCTTTAGCACTATCTAA